TAGATTCATCTATCCAGCAGAGCTATATCGCCAAAGAACAGGACGTGATATGCCCGTCCGTCGAGTATGGGCAACTAGCAAAGAACAAGCGATCAGCAAAGCTCGCACATTCTTCCCAAGAGATTTCGATACTATCCCAGAAGAGTGGTTAAAGATAAACGTAGTAGGTATATAAATACACAATGCTGACCATAGACTTATTTGAAGAACTTGAGGGACCACCAGAGCCAACCCTAATAGACGCTCTGCGTGATTTCTTACCATTGGCAGTCAAGCATTTAGAACTTAAAAAATTACCTAAGATCAAACTGCTAGGTGATGTTGAAACAGATCATATGCCATCATTTGGTAAGTTTAGCAATGATGATCGCACAGTACATCTAGGCATTAAAAATCGCCACCCAAATGATATCTTACGTACTTTAGCACACGAAATGGTGCACTATGCTCAAGGTGAGCATGGACAGTTAGAGGCAGACAGTGGAGCTACAGGTAGTCCCGAAGAAGATCAAGCCAATGCCGAAGCTGGTGTTATTATGCGTGAATTTAATCAGCAGTTTCCGCAGTATATGGAGCTTAAACCCATCATGCTTGAGAAATGGAGCAAAAAATACAAAAAGAGTATCAACTGCTCTAATCCTAAGGGATTCAGCCAACGGGCACACTGTGCTGGTCGTAAAAAGGCAAATGAGAACTTCGCAGATGGGAAGGGGCCAGGTCGACCAGGTGATAGCCAACGCCACGGTATCCCAAAAGGCGCTACTATAGCCCAGCTAGAAAAAGCAGCCAAGGCACCGGGACGCAAAGGACAGTTAGCTCGCTGGCAGATAAATATGCGTAGAGGGAAAAAGAAATGAAAATTAATGAATTTTTATCAGAATCAAAAATAGCGGAAGAAATATATCATGGTGATGAATTTTTTGAAACATATGGTGAAATGTGGTACAACGAAGATGAACAATTGGATGAAGCAGAGTATCATGGTCGCAAAGTACCTCTTGGTAAGCCTATGCGTGGCGATGTTAAGAAATTTAAGGTTTATGTTAAAGATCCTAGCACAGGCAATATCAAAAAAGTAAACTTTGGTGATCCTAACATGCGTATTAAGAAATCAAATCCAGCACGCCGTCGTTCGTTCCGTGCTCGTCACAACTGCGCAAATCCAGGACCCCGTACCAAAGCCCGTTATTGGTCATGCCGTAAATGGTAATGTAAATGACCAATTGGGATATCTACGTAAGAGAGTCGTATGATATCGTTCGCAGAGCAGAGTGCGAACTTACAATTAATTTGGCGCACGAAGTAGAAGCATACATAGTACATCTATTCGCACATTATCTAGATAAACCCTTGGTCAACACAGTTCCAGTAGGCGTTAAACTACTAACCAGTGTCAATCTTCCAGTTAAAGCTAAAAAAGAAATGCTTAAAAATGTCGGTGACGAATGCTTGTTAATCAACAGCATGGAGTGGGGCCGCCCACGTTGGCCTACAGAAATATATTATAGTGACATGGGGCAAATGGCTTATGTATCACGTGCTTATGCTGAACGCCCGCCAGAAGATCTATACGATGATCTAGCTTACCAATTCCAAACTGCTACCCGTATCCTACGTAAATGTAGAATATCTTAACACCCAAACTATAGATTAAATACTATCAATGTATCAATTTATATTTTTCACCGACCTCGTAGATACTATCTATGTTGCTAAAACCATTGGAGCTTACAAATGTGCCCATACACTGAGATCTGCCGGTTATAGTGTACTGGTTATTGATCACCTGCACACCTTTGATGAAATTGAATTAAAAGAGTTATTAAACAAAGCTATCAGTGATGAGACATTGGCTGTTGGGTTTAGTGCTACCTTTTTTAAAAATACTAATGTTCCTATTAACCCCGACGGATCTATAACATACACAAATTTACCAGGCAATACTTTTTTCCCCCAAGGAAAACAAGTTGAAGACAGCGTAGTAAGCCATATCAAACAACTAAACCCAAATTGTAAAATCACCCTAGGCGGGACCACAGTCACCCAACACTACCAAAATAAAAATATAGATTATGCATTTATTGGATACAGTGAAGCTAGTATAGTTAATTTAGCGAATCATTTATATAAAAAAACAGATCTGACACACAGTATGAAAAACATATGGGGCACTGTTATCATCGACGATCGCAAGGCAGAAAGTTACGATTTTCAAAATAGCGGGTTCCGTTGGCTAAAAGAAGACGTAGTTAATGCACGGTCTTTGCCTATAGAAATTGCTCGCGGATGTATATTTAAATGTAAATTTTGTGCATTTAGCATGAACGGTAAACAAAATTTAGATTTTATTAAGAACGTAGAACTTTTACGAACAGAACTACAAGATACCTATGATCGATTTGGCGTAACCACATATTCAATCATTGATGATACGTTCAACGATAACGACTATAAATTAAACATAATATTAGAAGCTATAAAGAAATTAACATTCCAACCCAAATTTTGGGCATACACTCGATTAGATTTAATGGCCACAAAGAAACATATAGATATCTTATACGATATTGGTGTTCGTGCCTTTTATTTTGGTATCGAAACATTAAACAAACAAACAGGTAAAATAATTGGCAAGGGCCATAGTCCGCAGGCTCAGATTAATACTATTCAAGAACTCAGGGCTAAATTTGGTAATACAATCACCATGCATGGCAGTTTTATTATTGGGCTACCAGAGGAAAGTATAGAAAGTGTTACTAATACGTTTAATCTAATTCAAGACGGTACTATACCGTTGCATAGTTTTGATTTTAAGACATTGTTCATCGACAATGCTAATTTAGTAAATTGGAGTTCAGATATTAGTAAAAATTATACTAGTTATGGATATACTGCTGTTGGTGATACGAACAATCTAAGCATTGCTTGGAAAAATGCTCACATGTCTCAGATTGAAGCTAAAGAATTAGAAAATACATTCAGACAACAATCACAAAACAGTGATAGATTTTATATGCCCGGACAACCAGCATGGGCATTAGCGAATTATGGATATGACTTGCCGACATTGATGAATACATTACACAGAGATGCACCGTGGCACGAATTTAATTTACATAAAAAAACATTTATACAAGAGTATAAAGAACAGTTATATAAACTTATATAATTTCTGCATTAACTTTAAAAAATATCCTAATAAAATAATACTGTGGATTGAGGTATCTTAGAATCTTAGGCCCTAATACTAATTTGTTGATTTGCATATGATGTGTGTTATGATAGGCGGTATTTAAAACTATAGGATACGCCCAAGGCATATCACGGTCATCTTTGTAAATCTTATGTGTTAACACTTCGCTAAAATAAAAGAATATTAATTTATAAAATAATATAGGCACTAAAACAAAATACAAATAATAGTGTAAACCTAATCCTATCAATAACATGATGTGAGTTACTATTAATATCGATGTTGTATGATCTTCTAGGAATTTCTGTACCCTATCTAATTTTTTATATTCAACTGCAAAGTCATTATCAGACTGCTCCAACAACCACTGGTTTAGTTTAGCATTAGTTTTCATTTTATAATTAAAAATATAGTTAAACCAATTATTATGATCTAAATCAAATTGAATATTATCTTGGGGTCCATGAAAGAACCTATGATGATATATATGTGTTTTAACTGTCTTTCTTGGGGTTGTAGGGAGCATTATTATTACACAGACAATTACATCTAAGATATAACTAATGAGCTTGCTCTTAGGCTCGATATAATTATGTGCCCAATATTCGTGCATAACAATGAATGTTAAATTACATATCAACCAAGAGGCCAACAATGATTCTAATAATAAATCAGCACGATAATATATTATACCCAGTAATACCGTTGTGGCTAATAGTAACGGATAATAGTCAATAATATAAAATTTTATATTATCTAGTTGTTTTTTAAAAAAACGACTGCAACTCAACGGTATTTTCTTAATGTACAGAGTCAGTTGATCAGTACTAGTAGGAAATAAATCTAAATTATAACACAATAACTCAATATTTTTATCTCGTAATTTTTTTTGTATTAACGCCTCGTCGACCAACGACAATTGACTAGTATCCCATTCCATTGGTTGATTTTTTATAATTGCAACTACTATTTGTTCTACTAATTCGTTGGTGGGGCCATGGTTGATATTATAGTCAAACGACAATAATTCACGCTGTTCCCATATCGAAGGTTGTTTATAAGAATTCTGCATGTCTTTTAAAAAATATTTTAACGAACCAATATTGAGGATTAATATACCTCAAAGGTTTAGGACCAACTATAACCTTATCTGGATATTTATGGTGTAAATTATGATACGCATTGCCTAATATTAATGGAAATGTGTATGGTAAATCTCGACCATCACTGGCTGTTTTCCAAAATAACCACTCAACAAATCTATATAAAAATACGCCATAATACCAGAGTGGTATTAATACAAAGTACATATAATATTTTAACCCCAATACTAAAAATAAAATAACGTGAGCTACAGCCAACATCAACTCAGTGTTATTTTCCATCCACTTATTAATTTTATCCATTTTATTATAAACGGGGATAAATCCTTTATCCGTTTGTTCGGTGACAAATTTTTCATTATTTTTATTGTGAGTGAGCCCGAACCTAAAAATATATTGGAACCAATTATTATGATTTAACCCACAATAAATATTATCTTTATCGATATCATAAAAATATCTATGATGTATTAAATGGCCGCTGCTCATATTTTTCCTCTGATTCATTTTTCTTAACGTAGTTGCTGTAAATAAATACCCATATAAATCCAATATATATCCCATTATTCGATATCTTGGAGTGATTGAATTATGGCTCCACCCGTCGTGTATAACCATTAATGCCGTGTTTGCTATAGCACAACTAGCAAGTATTGACCACCAAAACAAATCAAATTTATAGTAAATTAATCCTGCTATCAACAGTAACGTAAACCAAACAGATCCAGCCCCCCTCACAATAGAAATTTTTGGAAGTTTTTCTTTAAGAGATGCTTTTAAATTTAAATTTTTAGTATACGGGATAATCTCTGAGGTAGATTTTGGAAAAATGGTTAAATTATATATCAATAAATCAATACCGTGTTGTCTTAGAGATTTTTGTATATATGCTTGATCCAATAATTCAAGTTCCCCCCAATACAAATCCGTATTGGTAATTATAGAATCCACTATTTGTGTAATGAAAATAGGTGGATTATCAAATTCAAATTGATAAGATAGGATCTCCCTCTGTTCCCAAATTTGGTAAACATCAAATGGTTTTCCACCCCAATTAGTAGTATCTATTATTTCCATATAAGTATTTATTTTATCAATGAGCTAGACAAAGATAATTATTTAATATATACTATATTTTTCAACCAAGGAGAGCCACATCATGGCATCAAAAATGTTTTCAGGCGAGCAAAAAGCTAAACTAACACAGTTAATTAACGAAGGTATTGCGGTATTACAAGAAGTAGAAGATTTGAGCGCAGGCTTGAATGATACGGTTAAAGCAGTAGCAGAAGAATTAGAAATTAAACCTAGTTTGCTCAAAAAAGCGATTAAGATTGCTCAAAAATCAAAATTAACTGAAACTAACGCTGATCACGAAACAGTCACAGACATTTTAGAAACTGTTGGTCGCACGGTTTGATCGATTGGCACGCGACATGGAATTTTGTTAAAAGGGATTGGCATAGCCATCCCGTTAGATTATGTTTAGAAATATGTAATTGGTTATTAAACATAGTAATAGCGTTGTCGGTTAGCCTAACAGTGCCTTATACTGATTGGTTGGTTGTTTACCCAATTATATTTGTGGCATTAACTATTAGCATGTTTACCAGTATCAGTCGTGGCAGTTTTGGCTTGTTGATGACTACCATTACGCTTTTTATCATTGATGGTATAGGATTTTACAGAGTATTAGTGTTATAATTAATAAAACGCCTACCCGGGCATGAAGAGTGTGTGTGAGCTAGAAGTCGCACAAAAAGGAAAAATATGAGTTACGTAGACGCATTGTTCGATAGAACAAAAGATCGCATTTACATCGTTGAACGAGTGAATGGGCAAAGAGAATACAAAGAGTATCCTGCCAATTATACTTTTTATTACGATGACCCCCGTGGTAAATTCCGCACTATCTATGACACACCCGTGTCACGATTCAGCACACGCATAGGTAAAGAATTCCATAAAGAAGTTAAAATCAATAGCGGTAAGCGCATCTGGGAAAGTGACATCAATCCTGTGTTCCGTTGCCTAGAAGAAAACTATCTAGGACAGAAATCCCCCAAATTACAAACAGCATTCTTTGACATTGAGGTAGACTTTGACCCAGTCAGAGGATTCAGTCGTCCGGAAGATCCATTCAATCCCATAACCGCGGTATCGGTATATCTCGATTGGTTAAACAAACTAGTGACCATGGTTATTCCACCCAAGTCAATGAGCTGGGAAACAGCTGAAGAGATTGCTAAGAACTATGACAACTGTTTCTTGATGGAACGTGAAGAAGATTTACTAAAAACATTCTTAGATTTGATCGACGATGCTGACATATTATCAGGTTGGAACAGTGAAGGCTTTGATATTCCATACATGGTACAGCGTACTAATCGTGTCTTGAGCAAAGACGATACACGCCGTTTCTGTTTATGGGGTCAGTTCCCCAAGCAACGTGAGTTTGAACGCTTTGGTGCTAGTAACATGACATTCGACCTCATTGGCCGTGTACACATGGACTATATGCAACTGTATCGTAAATATACCTATGAAGAACGTCATAGTTACAGTCTAGATGCTATCAGTGAATATGAACTAGGTGAAAGTAAAACACAGTATGAAGGCACGTTAGATCAATTATACAACAAAGACTTTGCCAAGTTTATTGAGTATAATAGACAGGATACAGCCTTATTACACAAACTAGATACTAAACTACGCTTCTTAGACCTGGCCAACGAACTTGCACATGACAACACAGTACTACTACAGACAACTATGGGTGCAGTAGCAGTCACTGAACAGGCTATTATTAACGAAGCACATCAATTGGGCATGGTTGTTCCGAATCGTAATCGTGATGAACAGTTTGACACACAAGCGGCAGGTGCGTATGTAGCAACCCCCAAAGCAGGCATGCATGACTATATTGGTGCTATTGACATTAACTCACTGTATCCAAGTGCGATTCGTGCGCTTAACATGGGACCAGAGACTATCGTTGGACAACTGCGTCAGACCATGACAGAACATTATATCAAAGAAAAACAAACATCTGGTAGCAGTTTTGCTGACGCATGGGAAAACTTGTTTGGTAGTTTAGAATATACCGCAGTGATGAATGGCGAAGTTGGTACAGAGATTACTATTGATTGGGCCAATGGATCAAGTGATGTCCTAAGTGCCGCAGATGTTTGGCGACTGATCTTTGACAGTAATAAGCCTTGGATACTCAGTGCCAACGGTACCATCTTTAATAATGAACGCAAAGGTGTTATCCCAGGGTTACTAGAACGTTGGTATGCTGAACGACAAGACATGCAGGCTAAGAAGAAAGAGGCTGTCACTGATGAAGATACAGCATTCTGGGACAAGCGTCAATTGGTTAAGAAGATTAACTTGAACTCATTATACGGTGCTATCTTAAATCCAGGTTGTAGATTCTTTGACAAGCGTATTGGACAGTCAACTACGTTAACAGGTCGGACTATTGCTCGTCACATGGATGCATATATCAATGAGTGCATCACTGGTATATATGATCATACTGGTGAAGCAATTATCTACGGTGATACAGACTCGTGTTACTTTAGTGCGTACCCAATGGTCCGTGCTGACGTTCTAGCAGGCAAGATGGAATGGAACAAAGATATTGCTGTAGGCTTATATGACAGCATCGCAGATCAGGTCAATGAAAGTTTTCCAGCATTCTGTGAACGGGCTTTCCATACTCCACGACGTCACGGTGAATTGATCAAAGGTGGACGAGAAAGTGTATCGCTCAAAGGTTTGTTTATTAAAAAGAAACGCTATGCTATCCTGATCTATGATATGGAAGGGCATCGTTTAGATAGTCACGGCACTCCAGGTAAAGTAAAAGCCATGGGCCTAGACTTAAAGAGATCAGATACTCCCAAGGTCATCCAGGACTTCTTAAGTGACGTCTTGTTATCTGTGCTAACCGGTACAGGTCGTGAAGCAATCATTGACAAAGTGCGTGACTTTAAATTATTGTTTACAGAGCGTCCGGCGTGGGAAAAAGGTACACCTAAACGGGTAAACAACTTGACTAAATATACCAAAGAAGAAGAGCGCCTAGGTAAAGCCAATATGCCAGGGCATGTGCGTGCGGCTATGAACTGGAACAACCTAAAACGCATGATGGGTGATCAATACAGCATGAGTATTGTTGATGGTATGAAAACTGTGGTATGTAAGTTAAAAGACAATCCATTAGGTTATAGCAGTGTTGGGTATCCCACAGACGAAACACATATCCCACAATGGTTTAAAGACTTACCATTTGATGATGCTAGTATGGAAACTGGTATTGTAGATCAAAAGGTAGAAAACTTACTAGGTGTATTAGATTGGAAGATCGCAGAAAACACACAGATCGCTACAACATTCGACAATTTGTTTAGTTTTGAATAATGTCTACGCTTAGTGAATTAATAAAATACAAGGATGAGCTTTTAAAAATTGAAGATAAATTAAAAGATCTTCATGATACATCTGATTTTGAAAAAAATCTTAAATCAATAATCTCTGAATATCAACAAATTATTGATGAACACAAAAAAATCAAATCTGAGGAGAAAAAACTCATTGCTGCCTTAAAAGCACAAACTAAATCTAAATTAGATAATTTAGTTAATTATTCATTCAATGATGACTTATATTATAAAAAATTCAGTGTAATGAATATTCCTTCTAGATCAATATTTGATGAAAGTATAGATCATTTAATTTCAGCTTCAATAATTAAATATAATGATTGGCACTATCCTTCGATGCAAATAAATCCTAAATTTAAAAAATGGATTGATTGTATGATAGCTAGTGATCCATTATATCTAACTTACTATAATGATCTAGAATGGAACAATAAACTAATTGCAGATTACCCATCATTGTATCAAAGCCGATTAAGAATGTATCAAATTACCAACGAAGATTTTTCGATATTACCTCAGAATCAATTTGGTTTTGTGTTATGTTGGGAAATTTTTAATTTCTTATCGCTTGAAAAAATCGAGCAACATATACGACAAGTTTTTGACCTATTACTTCCTGGCGGAGTTTTTATGTTTAGCTACAATAATTGTAATATATATTCAATTGCTAGAGTCGCAGAATCTAGGGAAATTAGTTATGCTCAAGATGATTTATTAAAAAATCTTTGTTTAAATATAGGATATGAAATTATTAATTTTAAAGATATTCCTTTAATTGGGGAATGGTATACCCATGCTAGTTGGGCAGAAATACGTAAACCGGGCGTTTTAAAAACAGTAAAAGCACATCAGGCTATGGCACAAATAATTGTAAAATAATTTTATCAAACCGCTTGCAAGATCTAAATAAACCATATATAATCAATTATCAAAGGAGAATTACATGAGAGACCATCTATTAGACATCGTTAAAAACACTTATGGCTTGGGCATTATTGACCTAGTTAAAGTATCAGGCACTGACTCAGAAACCAATATCGAAGCACTAGCAGAAGACCGCAGTGTTATTGTACAGGCTAAACTAAACGGACCAGTGGCAGAGTTTATTGGTACATTTGGTATGCCTAACTTGGGTAAACTAAACACTATCTTAGGTATTCCAGAATACAAAGACAATGCTAAAATTTCATTAACCAAACAAGATCGCAATGGTGAACAGGTAGCAGTAGGCTTGCATTTCGAAAATGCCGCTGGCGACTTTAAAAATGATTATCGTTTTATGAGCCAAGAGATTGTCAACGACAAACTCAAAACTGTTAAAATGCGAGCAGTTACCTGGCATGTAGAATTTGAGCCAACGGTGGCCAATATCCAAAGACTTAAATTCCAAGCATCAGCTAACGCAGAAGAGGCAAACTTCACAGCTAAAACCAACAATGGCAACTTAGAATTATCATTTGGTGACCATAGTAGTCATGCAGGTAACTTTGTGTTCCAAGCAGGTGTTACTGGTATACTAAGTAAAAATTGGTCATGGCCAGTTAATGCTGTATTAAGCATCTTAAACCTAGCAGGTGATAAGAAATTTAGCATCAGTGATGAAGGTGCGGCACAGATCACTGTTAATTCAGGACTAGCAACTTACAACTATATCTTACCAGCACAGAGCAAGTAATGGATAAATGGGCGCACCTAGGACATCACTTAGGTGAATGTTGGGTAGATAGCAATAAAAATGTTACCTACATAAATATTCCCAAAAATGCTAGCACATTTATTAAAAGACAGCTTATTAACACTAACGGTTTTATACATAGTGATATACTGATTCATGCAGATCAATATCTTATTGTTCTACGTGATCCAATTGAACGATGGATAAGTGCTGTGGCACAATTACTAACCGCCAAAGATAATCATATGACATATGATAAGTTAGCCAATATAATAACTACTGATGATCATACAGAAACTCAAACTTATTTTTTACAAAATGTAGAAATCGACAAATGTATATTTTTTATGGTGAATTCTAATTTATCAAAAAATCTTCAGCAATGGTTAGATAATAATGGTTATAAAATGAATGTAAGTCATCTAACCAATCAAGGTGATCAAAACATTAAAAAATATGTTAAGGAAAGAGTTGATAATGATGCTAACTTTGTGTTAAAATTAGCTGAACACTATGCCAACGACTACGAACTAATTAATCGAGTAAAATTTTATGGAAATTGATAATTTAACCGCAAAGCAGAAAGACTATGCTGTATTCTTACCAGCGTTGAGTGGCTTCTATGCCACCTATGTAGGCAAGCAACGACATGATTCTACGTATGTAGATCCGGCACGTATTCCAGCAGATTTTGAAAATGGTATTGAAGGTCTTAACTGGCTTAATCCAGATGCGGCTTACTTTCCGTATCATTGGGCACTATATTCAGCAGGTCACGCAGAACTAGATACTAACAAAGTTAGCCCAAAAGAAGACATGATACGTAATCGTGATCGAAGTAGATCGTTTGTCTTAGGTGATAGTGGTGGTTTCCAGATTGGTAAGGG